CGGTGACCTGACATGAAAGTCCGCGCACTCGTGACGTGTTTCATCGACAACGGCCTCCGCAAGGAGGGCGAAGTCTTCGAGTACAACGGTCCTGCCAACGGGAACGTCGAACCCATCGACGCGCCCAGCCAGTCGGAGCAGCCTGAAGTCGTGCCTGTGGTGCGACCCAAGCGAGGCCGGCCAGCCAAGACCACCGTCACGGCGGACTGATACGACGCATGTGACTCTGGAGGGGCGTCGGCCTAAACACCCGGCGCCCCTCTTTTCCTAGGAGGATCGAATGGCAAGCGTGGTTGAGATCTGCAATCTGGCACTCGCGCACCTCGGCGACGATGCCTCCATCGCCAGCATCGACCCGCCTGAGGGGTCAGCGCAGGCCGAGCACTGCGCCCGGTTCTACCCCATCGCCCGAGACAGCCTCCTCCAGATGCACGCATGGAACTTCGCGTCTCGCCGCGCACTGCTCGCGCAGGTGACGATGCCGTACACCATGTGGAAGTATTCGTACGCTTGCCCGGGCGACATGATGGTCGCCGTCAGCGTGCTGCCACACGACGCCGAGAACGACTACGCGGCCAAGTTCGTTCCCAGCGATACCCCAGACTTCCTGCACAACTACGCCCCGCTCGTTGCAGCTGGTCGTTACGTGCCGCAACCGTACAGCATCGAGACCGACACGCTCGGCAACAAGGTGCTGTATACCGATCAGCAGAACGCGCTGCTGCGATACCAGGCTCTCATCACCGACCCGACCAAGTTTGACCCGCTGTTCGTCATGGCGCTGTCGCACCACCTCGCTGCCATGCTTGCCGGCCCGGTCATCAAGGGCGATCAGGGAGCGGCTGAGGGCAAGCGGCAGGCGCAGATGATGATGGCGTACTTGCAGCAGGCCCGCATGTCGGACGCCAACCAGCGCAACATCAAGCCGGAACACATCACGGGTTGGATTGCAGGACGCTGACCAATGCCAAGCACCCGCATCTACAACAGGTCGTTCGCAGGCGGCGAGCTGTCGCCGGAGATGTTCGGGCGCATCGATGACATCAAGTTCCAGACTGGTGCCGCCAAGATGCGGAACTTCATCCCGACCCCGCAGGGGCCGGCAGAGAACCGCCCCGGCACCACGTACGTGGCGACGGTGAAGGACAGCACGCGGCGCACGCGACTGCTGCCGTTCACGTACAGCACGACGCAAACGATGGTGCTTGAGTTCGGGCAGGGCTATATCCGATTCCACACGCAAGGCAGCACGTTGCAGGCTGGCACCCCGGCGGCCTACAACGGCGCGACCGCCTACGTGGTTGGCGACCTGGTGTCCTCGGGCGGCACGAACTACTACTGCATCGCGGCCACGACCGGCAACGCTCCGCCGAACGCCACGTACTGGTATCCGCTGCCGTCGAGCGCCTACGAGATCCCGTCGCCATACCAAGAAGCCGACCTGTTCTCGATCCACTACGTGCAGTCGGGCGACGTCCTGACGCTTGTGCACCCTAATCATGCGCCGCGTGAACTGCGCCGCCTTGGTGCAACGACGTGGACGCTGACGACGATCACGTTCGTTGCCCCGGTAGCAGTGCCTGGAGCACCGACGGTCACGGCCAGCCGAGGCGATGCGCTGAACATCACGGGCATCACGCAGGCCAACCCAGGCGTCGTGACCACGGTCGGCAATCACGGGTTTGCCATCGGCGACAGCGTGTACATCGACGGCGGCACGATGACGCAGTTGAGCGGGTTCTACCTCGTCAACACGACGCCGGCCACGAACACGTTCTCAGTCAAGGCGTACGACACTGGCGTCCCGGTCGATACGACGGCCTACACCGCATGGGCGAGCGGCGGGTTCGTGCAGTTCGGTGACAAGAGCCTCGACTTCGACAACTACTACGTTGTGACGGCCATTGCGCAGAACGCGGTGGACGAGAGCGCGGCAAGCCCGAGCGGCAACGTCATCAACAACTTGAATGCCATCGGTGCCAAGAACACGATCACTTGGAGCGCAGTCGCGGGGGCGCTCCGGTACAACGTGTACAAGCGCCAGAGCGGCCTGTACGGCTACATCGGCCAGACGGCTGCCACGTCGTTTGACGATGACAACATCGCGCCCGACATGGGCATCACACCGCCCATCGTTGAGACGCCGTTCAACAGCGCGAACAACTACCCGCGATCAGTGTCGTACTTTGAGCAGCGGCGCGTCTTCGCTGGCACGAACAATGCTCCGCAGACGATCTGGATGACGCGCTCGGGCACGGAGAGCGACCTGTCGTACTCGCTGCCAGTCAAGGACAGCGACCGTATCAGCATCCGCGTGGCTGCCCGAGAGGTCAACACGATCAACCACATCGTGCCGCTGACCCAGTTGCTGCTCTTGACCAGCAGCGCGGAATGGCGCGTCAGCCCGATCAACTCGGACGCGCTGACGCCGACCACGATCAGCGTGCGCCCGCAGTCGTACATCGGTGCCAACGACGTGCAGCCCGAGATCGTGAACAACACGGTCGTGTACTGCGCTGCTCGAGGTGGGCACGTGCGCGAGCTCGGCTACTCATGGCAGGCCAGCGGCTTCGTGACGGGCGACCTGTCCATCCGGGCAGCCCACCTGTTCGATGACCTGACGCTGTCGGACATGTGCTACAGCAAGAGCCCGCAGCCGATCTTGTGGTTCGTCAGCAGCAACGGCAACCTGCTCAGTCTGACCTACATGCCCGAGCAGCAGATCGGCGCCTGGGCGCAGCATGACACGCTTGGCCTGTACGAGTCATGCACCGCCGTAGCCGAGGGCAACGAGGACCGCGTGTACGTCATCGTCAAGCGCACGATCAACGGCAACTCGGTGCGCTATGTGGAGCGGATGGCGACGCGCCAGATCACGACGCTGGAGAACTGCTTCTTCGTGGACGCGGGCCTGACGTACGACGGGACGAACACGACGGCAACGACAGTAACTGTTTCTGGCGGCACGACTTGGGGGCCGTCCGACGTGCTGACGATTACGTCCAGCACCTCGATCTTCGCCTATCCGGCCACGACCGACGTCAATGACGCCATCGTCCTGACCGACACGGCTGGCAACAAGTACCGCCTGCGGATCATCGGTACGAGCAGCACGACGGTGGCGACGGCACGGGTAGACGTCACGCTGCCCGTCGCCCTGCGCAACACCGCCACGACCGTCTGGGCGTTCGCTAGAGACAGCGTAAGCGGCTTGGGGCATCTGGATGGGGCTACGGTCAGCATCCTCGCTGATGGGGCCGTACAGCCGCAGGAAACCGTCTCCAGCGGCTCCGTGACGCTCGACCGGGCCGCAGTCCTGATCCACGTCGGCCTGCCCTACGAGAGCGATCTACAGACCCTGCCAGCGGTGATGAGCATCGACGGCTACGGTCAGGGGCGTTATAAAAACGTCAACAAGGCGTACCTGCGGGTGTTCAAGTCGAGCGGCATCTTCGTGGGCCCGACGGCGGATCGGCTCGTGGAGGCCAAGCAGCGCACGACTGAGCCCTACGGCACCCCGCCGAGCCTGAAGTCCGACGAGATTGACGTTGACCTCAAGCCAGCCTGGCGGGCCGGCGGTCAGGTCTACATCCGGCAAGCCGACCCCCTTCCACTGACGGTCGTGGGTCTGACCCTTGAAGTTGCGCTAGGAGACTGACGATGACGGCATTCCCACAGACTCAATTCATTGCCGGGTACAGCACCTTTGGTGCGCAAATGGCGCCACCGCAGCCGAGTTCCATCAACTGGTCGGGCGTTGCCGAGGGGCTGCAGATCGGCGGCAACATCGCGTCGATCTTCGGCGCGTTTACCGGGGCCATCGGCTCGTACTACTCGCTCAAGTCGCAGCAGAACCAGCTCAAGATGCAGGCGCAGAACGCCGCATTCCAAGCGCAGATGACGCGCATCAACCGCCGCGCAGCCGAGTTCACCGCGACGCAGGTCGGTCAGCAGGGGCAGGCCGCAGCCGGCCAGTACACCATGCGGGCAGGTCAGGCCCGTGCCGGCGCCCGCACGGGGATGGCTGCTCGAGGCATTGCGCTTGGGCAGGGGACGGCCAAGGAAGTCGTCGCCAGCATGGACTTGGTCAAGGAGATCGACCGCCTCGCCATCAACGCCTCGACCGTCCGGGCGCAGGAGGCTGCCCGGTTGCAGGCATTCAACCTTGGCACGCAGGCCACGATGGCTGAACTGTCGAGCCGGAACCTGTCGAGCGCAGCTGGCACGATCATGCCGGGCTTCGGCGCGGCAACGAGCCTGCTCGGCAGCGCGGTCGATATCGGCGCCAACTGGGCCCGCAACAAGCGCATCGACGAACTGCTGCAAGGCGTAGCCACCGAACGATTCTGAGGTACCCATGCCAACCGTCCCGACCACCTTCGTCCCGCAAGTCAACCCGCCCGGCGGGGGTGACATCGGCCAGTTCCAGGCTCCGGCCGTGGAGCCCATGCGCAACTACACGGGCGAGCAGGTCCAGCAGTTCGGCCAGCAGTTGACCCGTGCAGGCATGACGGCATTCAGCATTGGCGATGCGATGCAGGACCAGATTGACGAGGCCGCTGCCAAGGAAAGCGACGTTGCATTCCTGCAACAGGCCAACGAGATCATGCGGGGCCAGAACGGCTACCTGAACACCGCCGGCAAGGACGCCGAAACGTCATACGTCAGCGTCAACGAGCAGTTGATTCAGGCCGGGCAGGCGAGCATGGACCGCCTCAACGAGGGCCAGAAGCGGCTCTATCAAAACGTGCTCGCCCGCAACATGATGACATTCCAGGCGCAGGTGCAGACGCACCGCGACCAGCAGGTCAAGGTCTATGCCGGGAACGAGGCCACCGCCCGAGCCAACCAGTACGTCAACCTCGCCATTCAGGACTACAAGGAGCGCGATGCCGTCACGACCGACGGGCTCCCGACCGGCGCATACAACACCAATCTAGGCGTGGCGCTGAACGAGATCCGCACCGTGGGTCGCCTGCGCGGCTACGCCGAGGACAGCGCCCAGATGCGCGAACTCGAAAACGCGGTCTACACGCAGGCTGCGCAGGGCGTCGTGAACCGCCTGATGATCGACGGCCAGTATCAGGACGGGCTCGACTACGTGCGCAAGCAGTTGGAGCTCAACCGCATCGATCCGACCAAGGCCGACGCGATGATTGCCTCACTCGACGCCAACCGCAAGCGGCAGATGGTTGACGAACTGACCACGAGCATCCGTACGACCGGGGTGCTGGACACGCCAGCCGGCACGGGCAACTTCAACCAGATCATCCAGAACGGTCGCATCAACGTCGATGGCAAGGGCGTGAACATTGAGGCTCCGCCTGGTGCGCCCGTCAACGCGCCAGCCAACGGGACGATCACGAGCGTCGATGGCAACACGGTTACGATTGAAACGACCGACGGCACCACCCTGACGCTCAATAATGTCGATGTCTTTGGGATGCTTGCGGAAGGCCAGACAGTCACTCGTGGCGGTCTGCTCGGCATGGTCGGAAAGGACGACGCAGCCGAGGACGGCCTGTATCGCATCGGATACACCGCTACCCGCAACGGCGAAGCCATCGACCCGCGCAACCTGAACTCGTTGGACAACTCAGACCGCGACGAGGCACGCCGACCGCTGACGCTGCGCGATGCTCTGACCGTGGCCGAGCGCATCCCTGACCCCGAGGTCCGCAAGCAGGTGCAGTCGAACCTGCGCACCCAGTTTGCGCAGGAGGACGCGCTTATCAAGGAGGAATACCGTGGCCGCATGGACGCGATCACCGAGTTCTTGGCTGTCCCCGGAAACAACGTCGGACAGATCCCACCGGAATTGTGGGGAACGCTGAAGCCGACCGATCAGGCCAAGTTGCTGAGTGGGCAGCGAGAAACCGATGAACTCGTTGTCATGGAGGAGATCGCACGTGACCCGAGCGTGTTGACCGTCGATTACTTGGACCAGAACCGCAATCGGCTCACGCCAGGCACATACGTCAAGTTGCTGAAGGACACGGCTGACCCGAGCAAGATGATCAAGGCGTCGATCAAAGCAGAAACATTGCAATCGATTTTGGTGCGAAACGGGCAAAGGTCATTGGCGTTCCCGCGAGCCAAAGACGAAGACGAGCTGACCGCAAGCCTGTTGTTCAGGGACGCCGTCGAGCAGCGCATCGAATTGGAGCAAGGCGAATCGAAGCGGGAAATTACAAGGCCCGAACTCGAAAAAATCGTGCGCGACCTGCTCATGGAACGTGCGCTCACGAAGTTGGATAGCACTGATGTCATTGCCGCCATGACGCCGGAAAATGCGGCTGCGGCATACGAACAAATTGTTGCGTCCATCGACAAAACGGAACTG